AATTCAAAAATTGATAATTAATGCCAATAAAAATATTTTGTAAAATTCTATCTATATCAAAAGAATCAACAAATTTATTACTAGTAATTTCTATTGGAGTTTCTAGTAAAGTGGTTGTTTTTAAATTCACTTGAGATAAAAAATATTCTTTTTGTAAACTTAACTCTTTTTCATTAATAGATATAATTTCTATTTCGTTTGGAGGTCTCACCTCATCACCATCAATAATCCAATGAGAAACTGGTAAATCTTTGACTAAACTTAAATTTGGATTTATTATCCAATCTTCTTGTGAATAATCTGGTGTATTAACACTTATTAAATACTCTTTTGTTTTTCTGTTTAATACATTTGCCATAAATTAAAATATATCACTAATTTTTTTTTTAAATATATTATTTTTAAACATATTGTATATAAATATCCCCATCGCTTCCACCTGTTGGGCTTGAAGTGCCGCTAGTTATAATTTTTTGAAATGTGGTTGAATTTAAAACAGTACCTGTTAAGCTTAAATTGCTTCCTAGTGAAATTTCTTCAACAGTCCCACTAGAAACTCCAGATCGTCCTAATAATCTATCATTACTAACATTTTGAATTTTTTGATAAGAAACAACGCCATTGTCAATCGTCCAAGTAGCACCACTTCCAGATACTGTTATATCACCTTTGTCGCCATCACTGACACCGCCTCCTCCAATCTCTACAATTGATGGCATTCCTGTGTCTTTTTTGATATAAAGTTTGCCATCATAGGTATTGATAGCTATTTCGCCAAGATCAAGATCGGTTGTTGTAGGAACCTTGCCACTGACTGCTGATCGTTTTACTTGTATTTTATTTGCCATATATATAGCACTTTTAGTTCTATTTAGAACGTTCCGCCATCGAGCGTTATATTGTCTATTGTACCGCCAGTTATGTTTACGTTGTTAGAATTTTGAGTTGCAATCGTCCCTAATCCTAACGTTGTTCTTTGTGCTGAAGCGTCTGCGTCATCGATAAGTGCTCTTCCAGCCGCAGTACAAATGATTTCTTCAATTACACCAGCACCACTAGAAACCCTACCAAGGATTCTATCGGTTGCAGAAACGTTTTGAATCTTTGCATAGGTTACAGCCGTATTATCAATGGTCCAAGTAGCACCAGTTCCAGATACTGTTATATCACCTTTGTCGCCATCGCTAATACCACCTACAGTTGAAGCTATTGAGATTGTTCCATTTCCATTGGTAATAGTAATTCCAGAGCCTGCGGAAATAGTTGTTTTGTTCAAACCACCAGTTGCAGTATTTCCGATCAAAACTTGACCATCAGTGTATGTAGTTTGACCAGTGCCACCATAAGCTACACCTACAGCCGTTCCTTGCCAAACGCCAGTGCCAATTGTTCCTACTGAAGTTAAACTAGAACCAGTTACACCAGTTCCTAAACTTGTTTTTGATAAAACTTGCGCACCATCAATCCTTAAAACTTTTCCAGTAGCTAATTCTAAATTTTCAGAGCTTGTCCAAGAATCTGTAGCATCTACCCAATTTAAAGTTTTATCAGTAGCACCTTTCAAAGTAATGCCACCACCATCAGCAGTAGTATCCGTCGGTGAAGCAATATCACCAAGAACAATATTTTTGTCATCTACTGCAAGAGTTGTGCTGTTGATTGTAGTTGTAGTTCCATTGACAGTTAAATTTCCTGTGATTGTAAGGTCATTAGAAAATGTTGCATTTCCGCTTAGAGTTGCAGAACCTAATGCAAGAGTTCCAGTGATTGTTTTAGTGCCAGAAATAGTTTGATTTCCTGTTAAAGAAACAAAAGCACCATTCCCACCAATCGCTTCAACAGTAGTTGCAGTGCCACCTCCACCACCTGTTCCTTTTCCGTAGTACAAAATATCATCTACTTCATTGAACGCAAGTTCTGCATTTTGCAAACTAGATGGAGCTCCTGCATTTCCTGTTGATCTTCTTTTTATTCTTAATGTATTTGCCATAAGTTACTCCTAATATATCACTTTTTTCAAAAATTGCCACCATCTAACAGATTGGTGTTTTGCCACAATCCAGTTGTTTGAAATTGTAATAAATCTCCATTAATTGGATTAGCAATTAAAACATTATGTAGCTCATCTAGCTCATAACCGTTGTCTACTTTGATATAAATACTACCAACAGTAGTGCTGACTCTCTGAACAAAACCTAAAATGACTGAATGGTCTGGAGCTACTGGCTTTGTAGATGTAAAAGCTCCAGCCGTAGTAGGTGAAAGATAAATTGTATCTCCAGCCGTAAAATTATTGGTATTTAATTTTTCTAAACTACCTGCATTGATAACCCACCCTTCTGCACCAGCGGGTATACTTTCAGCTACTAAGCCAATCGTATCTTTTGAAGTTAGTTCAGAATTTGCCCTAGCTAATTTTACAGCTACTCGATTTCCCTGTGCGCCTGTGATGTAAACGACCTGTCCCTTTGTCATTGTTTGTAAAGTATCATTGTAAACTCTTGTATATTGTTGCTCGCCAATTTTTAATGAAACATTTCCACCTGCAAGTCCTAATTCTGCTGTACCATTGCCACTATCCCAAGCTAATGTACCCTCTACTATTGCTGGTTGCGTTGCTGTTGTGTCAATCCTAAAATAATCAGCAATTATATTTGAAATATCTAAAGTGCCATTATCGCTTAATATTGCATTTGAATTTTGTATAATTTTTCCTGAAACCCCATCAAAACGAGCCAAAGCGTTATCTGTACTAATTGTATTGTTTGAAACATTGCCAATAGATTTATAACCAATCGCTGATAATAACCAGTTTGTACCATTAGAAACAATTATTACTGATGAATAATTTTCGCTTAAAACGTGCGTGCTTGTTCCACCAATAGTTTCGCTTGCATTTGGATCAATAGTAAGCGTGTTTATCGCGCCTATTTTATGGATTTCAAAAATTTTTCCTTTGATTCCTACAGCACTAGGTAAACTAGCCGTAAGATTTCCACCAGTAGTATTAAAAATTATAATTTCATCGTTTGTTGTTAAGGTATAGTTTGATGTTTTTGCTGTCGCTTCTAATATTTTTTTATTATTGTTTGCTCTAGAAATTTGTTTTGTAACTCGAGATCCAGTTGAATTTTCTGCAATAGGATATAAATCATCAGATCTTGGATCTGATGTTACTGGTAATCCGCTAATTGGTAAATTAGGCATTTAGCTTTATTTTACTATCATTTTCTTGTAATAGCAAATAACCATCTTCTGTTTTTAAAAAAGTATCGGTAATTGGAAATATTACTAAATCGCTTTCTGAGCCTGATTCGCCAAAAGTATATTCTACAAAAGCCGATTCAATTTCATTAGGCTCAACCGATTGCGCGTAAGCTTGATAAATAATATTAAACCTAATTTGTCCTATTCCAAAAACCTTATTTCCATCTTCCTCAAAAACTTGTTCGGATCCTAAATAAGTTAAATCACCCCAAACAGGGATTGAGTTTTTTTGATCCATTTCGTGCCGCAATAAAATTTGAATAATTTTATCTATTTTGTCATCAAGAGAATCTGCAAGCTCGCTTGAAGTTTCAATTAAGCAATCTATAACCAAAGGGATTTGCATTTGATATAAACGTGTTGGAGCGTCCGCTAGGATAGAATTAACAGATTCCTGCTTTGTGCTGATTCCTAAACATGGTAAACGCTGGTTTGCAATCCATTCTTGAGATCTGTTCACAAAAATATTATTGCTAGAAATTCCAAGCTCTCCAGTTGCTAAAGTAAAAATTTGTTTCAAACGATCTTTAATAGCTTTTCTTTGTGATTTAAAAGTTTTTTCTGCTGGAGTATTTTCTTCTTGAATCTCTGGCTCAAAGTTTAATTGAATATCTAAAAAATATTCATCAAAATCATTAACGAGATCTAGATCTGCTTTTGCTTGGTATGTAACAATAAAATTTATTTTATTATTTGCTAGGTTTTTATTTCCATTTTCATAAAATGTTTGTTCGCTATTTGTATAAACAAGATCACCCCATTGTGGCTCAATCGGATTAAATTGATCTAAATCGTGCCGTAATAAAACATCTATAACGCCGCCCGCCAAGTTATCTAATTCGTCTATAAATTCGCCGTTTTTTTGAACCCAGCAATCAATTTCTAAATCAAGTTCTATTTCATATTCTCGGACTGGAACATCGGAAATTATTCTTTTTACTGTTTCCTTTTTTGTGTTTACAATAATGCAAGGAAAATTTATATTTTCAAGTTCTCTTGCTCTGTTGCTAAAAATTTTGTTTGTAGTAACGCCTAAACTATTTGAAGCCGATTGTAAAATACTTACAATCCTATTTTTTATAGCTTTGCGATAATTGTTCATCAGTCAAAAGTAACCACCAGCGCGCCAGCGTTCCATTTAACTTGATCGCTAGTATAAATTATTTTTGGAGATGGTAAAGCCGCGTAAAAAAGTAGATTGCCGCCGCTCTGTGCGTCTAAAATTCCAAAGTGTGTAATAGTAGTATCGTTATTTGAAACGCCAAAATCTAATTCCGTGGAATTAGAAATAACTCCATTTACTGAAGCTGTAAACGTAATTGCTAATCTTCCAGCTGGTCTAATCAAAGTAGTATTTTCGCTTCCTGAGTTATCATCTTGAGGATTTGAACTGTAAAGCGCAAGGTATGGAGTCGCCGCCGCTGGCATATTAGCTGAGCCTCGGAGCCAGTTTGCTAAATTTTGTTCTGAATAGTTGCTTATTGTCATAATTTACGCCTTATAAAGTAAAATTGTACTTCCCGCCTCGCCGTCTCTATGGACTGTGTGAACTATATAATTAATATTTCTAATCGTGAAACTATCTCCCTGAGCTGGAAGCGTTGCAAAATCAGAATTTCTAATTCCTAAGTTTGGTTGATCTGTCAAAACTTGGTATCCAGTCTGAGAATCAATTTCTAAAAATTGATCTCTAAAAATTCCAATTTTGTTTGTAGCTAGTCCTCCAGATGGAGTAAATACTACTGGCTCACCAAAAACATTGGTAGCCGTGCGCATTACTCCATCTGTTAGATCCAGCCAAGACATTAAGCTTCTACTGTAACATCTACGTCGTTAAGTTTAACTTTGCATTTTGTTACGCCGTTACCAGCCGCTTCTACTACTGCTCCAATTTTATAATTAGTGCTTGCAGTTGAAGTTATTTCGCCAGGTGTTACATCCCAGTAAACTTTTGCGCCTACTGCCAAAACATCAGTTGATTTTTTTGGAAGTTCAAAAACGCCCTTAGTAACTAATACGAATGGATCACCCGCCGCCGCTGTTTGAAGAGCTACGCCGATTAAATTGCCGATAACATAAACACCGCCTGAAACGACTCCACCTACTGGAGCCGCTAAAGAAATGTTTGAACCATCAGCTTGAATTTGATTTGTACTCATGATTTATTTTTCCTTTTAATTATTAGGAATCGTTATTAGTCGATTTACCTAAACCTCTCCAATCTATAGCTTTTGCCGCGAAATCAAGTTTCATTTTGATTTGTACGCCATCCACCAAGAAACCGTTTTGTGTAGTAATTTGAGGACCCTCTTCGCCAGTCAAGTAAGCATACTCAATAGTATCAATTACGTTTGGCGATTCAGCTCCAAAGTAAGTAGAATCAGTAATTCTAGGATCTACAATCAATGAAGTTGAACCAGCAAAAATATTTGCAGTTGTCGCGCTATCACCTTGAATCGGAAGTAACATTCTTTTTGCGTCCACTTCAAGCTCTGGCCCTACAATCAAGAATTTTGGATATAGTGCCATTGGTGAGCCTTTGAGTTGCTTTTGAGTTCTAAACATTTTCACGAAATGCTTAAAGTGATTAAGCGTAGCGTGATAGTTCAAAAGTAAAGCGTCTGTAAGGTTTGCGTGAGCTACTGAAAATAAAGCGTTACCATCAGCCATGTTTGGGTTGCCTATAAGAATCGCGTAAACGATGTCTGACTCTAAGCGCGCCGCCGCCGCTCCCATTTGAGATGGGATTCTACCAAAAGCCGATAAATCATCGTTAATGATTGTTTGACGAGTGATAGAAATGATTTCGCCGTAAGTTGATAAGCTGTAAGTTTCTTTCCCATCGCTGACTGAAGCCTGCTTGAATTCGCCGCCCTCGGTTACAATCGTTGGAGTAGGAACTTCACTTAGTTGAACTCTGTTTACTGGTTTGAAATCGTTTAAAGTAACTCTTCTACAAAATGGTAAAAAAGTTCTTTCGGTTTCGTCGTAAGCTCTTCTAAGTGTTTTATTTGCTACGTTTGCCAAAATATTTGGAAAATCGCTAGTAGAATGCATAGCAAACTCTGCAATTTTGCTTTCTGACATATCTACAATATTTGCGCCATTTCTACCAGCGAAAAATTTCGCCATTTCCATTAAGCGCATATTATTGAATTTGTTTCCAGCTTCAAATTTGCCATATCCAGCTCTTGCTTCAAGTGCTGACATCGCCGCTTTCTCGATTTTTTCGCTTTCGTTTTCGCCTACTGAAATTGCGCTTACGTTTGAATTAACTTCAAACTTTTTAGCTTTTTCAGCAAGTAAATCAAACGCTTCTTTGCGGACATCATCCACGGTTTTGTTTGATTTGATTTTATCAATTGCAAAATCGCTTCCAAGTTCGCCAGTTAGTGCGATCTTAAAAATTTCATCTGCTCTTTGTTTTTCAGAATTGATCGCTTCAGCTTTGATTTTTTCTAGATCAAGGGCCGCTGAAGCTAAATTCTTATCAGTTTCCATTTTTTGCTCCTCTTTTATTTCTTCGACAACGCCCGTTGCGATGTCAAAAGTTTGTGCTTGCGGATCCGCTGGAGAAGCTACAAAACTAATTTCGTAGGGCTCCCAGCGAGTTATTTCTAAAGTGCGATATTTGTCGCCCTCTTGAGTAACGTCTTTAGTACCATGAATGAAAAAACCTGGAGATACAAAACGAATTATTCCCGCTTTTATATCTTCTACTATGGGTTTAACCTCTTCACGATTCGAAAATTTTATAGTTGCTTCTGATTCAGTCGCTGAGCCTGGAACCACGGCCCCGAGCACTTTTGATAATTCGCTAGTATTATGTGAATCTACCACCGCCGCGCCATTGTTTAATCTTGTAAGATCTACTGATCCTGGAGCTGAGCTTAATTGCATATAAAAATACTCATCGCGCGCGTAAGAATAACGTAAAACTTTATTGTTATTGGTATATCTTACTTTTATGGTGTTTTGCTCTGTATCAAAGGTTTCTGGATCAAGCGTAAACATTTGACTAGAAAATTTTTCATCTTTTATATTATTAGTTCCGAAATAATCTTTTACTAAATCCATAATTTTATTATATACCACTATTTTAATTTGCTTGCTGTTCTTGCTGTGTCATTCCCGCCTGTGTCATATGTGATGGAATCGAATCTAGTTTTAAAGATCTTTGCTCTAATTCTTTTAAATCCATCTCTAACTGATCAAAAACTTCTTGAGGATCGCGCCCAAGTTCACGGATCGCGCCGCTTAAAGAATTCAAACCAGCTCTAACTTCGTCTCTGATAGCTTTTATTTCTGATGATGGATCTATCATAGCGCGCCGCTGTGGTGTCCAAACTACGTAAGAATTTCTAGTATCCAATCCCTGGATTTCTGCATACTGACTAAACCAGCTCCAGATGGTAGGTAAAAAGTTAGCAATAAAAATATCGTTTTGCCACTCTTCAATAGATCTATGAAATTCTAGCCAGCCCATTCTTGCAGATGAGAAATTAACTTGTGAATAGTCGCTAGTTAAAACTTCATACGGAACGCCTACACCTACTGCGATTCCGCGCAAAATTTGAGTGCTATATTCTTGATAATTTTCTACTGTCGGAGGGTTTGCAAAAACTATATCGCGCCCATGCGGAAGAGCTTCAATTAAAGCAGGTGTTACCTTGTCAATATATTGGCCCTGATCGTTTTTAGGAAGATCGCTTAAATTTGGATCAATGTCTTTATAAAAAGCCATAAAGCAAGCCGCAATTTTTTGCCTTACCAGTTGCGTTTGCTCATAATCGTTGAAATCTTTTAAATGTACTATCGCTGGTGTTAGCCAAGGAATACCTCTGACCTGGCCGGGTCTATCGACTCGATATAAGTGAATAATGTCTGAAGCTGGAACCCTAACGCTAGTATGATTTAAAGATCTTAAACGATCTTCGCCTGGATGTTCTGGATATAACCAATATGCTACAGGATTCCCTAAAGAATTAAACTCAATCCCTTTATAAATATAATTGTCGCTTGCGTTATTTGAAAAATATTCTTTGCTATCATCCAAAAACTCTGGCTCCATAACTTGAAGCTCCAGCGGGATTGAATTGTTTACGTTTGATCTTCTGCGTCTTTTTCTAATTAAAACTTCTCCAGATTCAAATATCGTTTTTATAATTTGTCGCTGGATCCCGTAAAAATTAACTTTGCTTTGACTGTCGCAATCTGTAGTCTCCGCCCATTTCCACCATAACTGCTGGAGCTGATCCGCCATCGCTAAATTAGTATCGTTTTTGATTTGTGCTGTTATACCTTTGCCTATCACGTTTGCGCCAATACTAGATTTGGCTTTGACTGCGTAAGGGTTGTTTCTTGCTAAATCTCTTGATCTGTCTCTTAGGGTTTGAATTACCCCTGACATTGAACTATTAACGCTAGAGCTTGGGGAATACCAAGTACTAAATCTATTACCCTTTGAGCCGCCTTCAAAAGAAAAATTATTTTGCAAAACTTCCCGCGCCATCTTGCGCCTTATTGCAAGCTGTGGATCAAAATATTCTATAACTTTGTCAAAAATATTCATAAGCCAGAATCAAAAACCGCTTGGATCCTATAGGGCCTCTTCCCGTTTGTGCTCAATCCCAGCTCTTGCTTAAGACTATCACGAATTTTGTATAATTCCGCCAAGCTATTATAAGTTACTTCACGATCTTGATATTTGACTTTTGTCGCGCCTGAATTTATAGCCGCTTCAATCGCTGTTAGATCTGCAAGTGTCGCCATAATTACATATTACCAGAAATCTGATTTTTTGCGATTTACCTGCTGAGTCGGTAAACTTGCGTTATGTTTCCGATTTTGAAGAGTTGATTCTAATACTGAAAAATCTTCATCATCAAAACGATCAATCCCAAAAACATACGCCGCCGCTCTTGCATAAACCCTGCAATCCAAAGCCTCGTTTCTTTCGCGGATTTTTTCCCAAGAAAATGACGAAACGCCGCCGCGTGTAACCCGCCGCTTCTCTTCTGCTGTAAGCATTTTAAAATATTCGGTATCATAGTTTGTCGGAAACATGCAATAACCGCGCGGATAACCGTCATCTTCATTGATTGGAGGATCTAATTTTAAAAACGAATAAAGCTCTTCTTTGACCAGATTGGTTGATACAGGAAAATATTTCATGCCCCGATAAATCCGCTTTCCATCTTTGCGCATATCAACGATTCGCGGGATCTCTACCATCACTACGCCAGCCGCGCGCCCTTTGACTGCAATTATTCTAGAATCGCTTTGAGCTCTTACCCAGTTATAAACTATTTGCGTATTATCCCCGCTGTCGATTGCTATCTTGTCCAGTTTGAAAGTTAATCCATCGTTTGAACTGTAAGTTCTATTTATTTCTTTTGATAGTTTTGCCCAAACTTCAGGTTGAGTAGTATCGCCGTCAATTCTAATATAGTCTATTGACCAGCTTTGCATGTTTTGCCCCCAGCCTACAATTTCCATCTCGATTCTATCCCGTTGAATATCAACGCCAGCAGTAAGTAAAAGCACGCCATTTGGAACCGTTCCGCGTAAGTAATTTGCTTTCAGTCTGTACAATCTTTCCCAGTCTGGGGATTCTCCGCGTTCGATCCAGCACTCGCCTAGGACTGTGTTTACAAAATATTTGAGTTTGAGTATATTGCCTTGCGCCTCATCCCAATCCCGCGCGATGTCGCTCCAGGAATACCACCCAAGCGGACTATATAAACTATTTAGATGATAGCCTCTCGCTTTTTTGTTTTTGGTCTCTACTGTCGGAACCCATTCACCCTCTGCAAGAAATGTATTTTTATGACCCTCGGAGATAGCTTCCCCGCAATACTTGCAAGAATAATAAACTTGATCGTATTTTCCTTTTTCCCATCGTAAATTATCAAAAACAAGTTTTTGCTTCTTGCCACAAAATGGACAAGGAACGAAATAAAACCTTTGATCGCTGTCATTAAACAAAGGCTCTATCTGTGATGTCTGCTGAATGGTTGGAGTTGAAACAATAAAAATTTTTTTATTTCTTGTGAATGTTCTAGTTCTTGCTTCTGCAAGTTTTATTGGTGAACCCTCTCCGCCGCAATCCTCGGGATAAGCGTCTACCTCATCCAAAAACAAATATCGGATTGGAGCAGATCTTAATCCAGTTGGACTATTAGCACCAGCTAGCAAAAGTAAACCTCCAGGAAACTCTTTCATAAAAATTGTATTCGCTGAATCCCTGCTTTTTTTGTCCATAACTTTTTCTTTCAAGCATGGAGTTTCAATAAACATCGGATCTAATCTTTGGCGCGTCAATCTTCGTAGCATATCAACAGTCGGTTGAACCATCATCGCAGGGCCTGGAGCCATATCCACGATATAACCGAGCCAGTTATTGCCCATTTCAGTTGCGCCTACTTGAGCCCCTTTCATAAAAACCACCTGTTGAATTGGATTGTTTGAGCTTAAGCAGTCCATTATCTCGCGTAGATATGGAGTGCGATCCGTGCGCCACTTGCCTGGCTCTGAAGATGATTTAGTGCTTAAGACCCGATTCTCATCAGCCCACTGGCTTACTGTCAAATGCAAGGGATCTGGCTGAAGAGCTTGCATACAAACACGAAAAAGAAATTTTTCTTTTTGGAAATCGTTTAAATCTTTTTCAATTTGCTTTGTAATCACTTTCCGCCATCTCTTTTAAAACATCGTTTATCTCTTTTAAAAGTCGCTCTTCAATTTCTTTTATGTCTGTCATTGAAGCCAGCTCCGCCGCAATTCGTCCAGGTATAGCAGTTAAATTGTGTTTTGTAATTTTACAAAGTATAGAAAAAACTTTTTTTACTGATTTAATTTTTATAAAAGTTTTGATTTTTTCCTCATACTCAAGTTCCGCCATGTAAGCTAAATATTTTTCTTTTTTAGCTTTTGATTCAGATAGTGTCGGATTTTCAGAATCATCTTCCGAAGCTGATTCTGTCTCTTCTGAGCCGTCAATTTTTTTGTTTCGGGTTTTGTTCATTAGCTTAACGCGATCTTCAACATATTTACAAATTTCCGCGCGCTTATAAAAAAATTGATGTTTTTTTTTGTAAAGAAAAAACTCATCAAAATAGCCGCGTGAAGCCCATGCGTTTACTGTGGCTCTTTTTAAATTGTAAATATCTGTTAGAGTCGCTAAGTTTATTAAATTTGTCTCATCTTGCACCGTCATACGTAATAACTTAATTATATTTGCAGTGTATATCTATATTGACTAGAAAAAAGTCGCGCGCTCGCGGCACCCGCTTATCTGTATAGCTGGAAGTACCTAAATGTACCCCCCGCCCTGGGTATTTACCTATATTTGTATTAGTATTTATCATACACTTGTATTACTTTCGCCCCCAATGAAAAAACTTTCATCAAAAAAAATATGTCCCAAAGCAAAATAACACGGGTTTTTTGTTTTCATTTTGTTATAAATATACGCATTTCGAATTTTGTTTAAAATAAAATCTACATCGTGTTCGCCATTGAAAACATATGTAAAGTAATATTGAGCTAAAGATTTGAAGCTGTTAAATTCTTTTATTGATCCATCATGTAATAACGATTTAATTTTTAAATAGCTTTTATTAACCAGGTTTGTAAGTTCTTGATCGTAATACATATCGTTTGAATAATTTGTTTCGTGTATTTCTTTCCATATAAAACCATAAGTTAGTTTTTTAGTGTCCAAAGCCATGGTTATATTTCTGCGAATTGATCTTACAGTTTTATTTTTATGATTAATTTTTGTAGGATCTTGAGATCTTATAAATCTGGAAGCTTCAGAAATCGAATTAAAAATAAAGCTTTTACCATCATTGGCTAAGCCAATAACTGGTTTGATTCTATATTTTTTATCTGAGTGCTTTTTCAAGATTTAATTTAAATTTTTCGCTGTAATTGTTTCTTACAATTTCCCGCGCGTTATCCACAAACGGCCAATTATTGTCTATTTTAACACTTTCTTTTAGCGTGTATAGTATTTCTAACGGATTTTTTTTATTAGTAGTTCTTACCGCCACAAACTGTTTGTTTGATCGAGTATTTAAAACAAACGGCCGATTGCCATAGTAAGTTTTTTTTGATGTCAAAACTCTATTTGGAAATTTTGTAGGACCTAAAGTTTCTCTTCCAGGGTTCAATAATTTTCTAGTATTGCCTGCTGGAGCCGCTACCGATCCAGAATCGGAAGATCTTTGTCCGCCCGTTATATTTAAAGCCATTATCGGATCTCTTACGCCTACAATAGATTCACATTTTGGATAGTCGCTTTTTTCTGCACGAATCGCTTTTAGCGTGCGTTTTGTCCAGTTAGTCCTAATTTTAAAATACCGATCAAGCCCGCGAGTTTCCTGGTCTCTGACATCAAAAGCCAAGCCCGATAAAGTTACCGCTGTAACAAAAGGCATTTGCTTAGAAATCAGAGCCGCTATTTTGTCGCTTAGTTCTGGAGCTGAAGTTTCGATGTTTATCATAAATACATTTTACCACCAGAAATAAAATCATTACTCTTGCCACTAAATCCAAAAAAATCACGCCACCCCTTAATATAATACTTTGATATTATTTTAACCGTCTTGCCGTTTAGCCACCCCTCTTGCCAGTTAAGAACCACCCCTAAGTGAGTCAATTATTTTAACTCTTTTATTTTTACTAGTAAATGTATATATATAAAGAAAAAGGCTTAACCAAGCCATTATTATATATATATATAGATATAGATATAGATATATATATATATATGGTTATAGCAAGGATAATATTTAGTGGTCGAGTGGTCGAGTTTTTATAGACCCCTGGTGAATTTATCTCTTTTTTTCTATTTTTGTATGTTTTTTAGTATAATTGTCTCTCTATTTTTCAAAAAACCATGCCACCTTTCTTTTTAAAAAGATAATTGCAAAATATTTTCTTAAAAACCATTATAAATAAAGAGTTTTTTTAAATCTTAGACCTGGTTGCTAATAACAACGATTTTTGCCACCCCCCTGGTTGATGATGGTTTTTTGACCATTTCCACCTAAAGATTTACAATATTTTTGATGGCATTGGAAGCAGTAGCAATAAATCGTTTGAGTACAGAATTACCAATAATGGTTTTATTTCTGGTTGCTATCATAGCTTTTTTGTGTTTTGGTCTTTACTCTTTGTACTGGGTTTTGCGTGCGGAGCGCAAGTTTTGGTTAGAATCAAACAAAAATTTGCAAGATCGCATAGATTCTTTACTTGATTCTATTCACCATATATAATAATTTTATGGCATTTGAAATTGCGCTTATTACTCTGATTCTATCTCTTACACTGGCTGGATCTGTCGCCGCCAAAGTATTAAAAATAAAATCAGAGCTTGATATGGAGCGCGTCAAAGTTCTTGAAGTTCACAAAAAAATTGATCTGGAGCTTGATCGTTTAAATCAAGCCCGCGCAAGCCAAAATGTAATTAACATAAACAAAAAGCCCGCCAGCAAGCAAAATCAAAAGACTTGCTAAGCCTAAAGCAATTTTATTTCCGCTGGATCCAGGGCCAAAAAGTATTTCAGTTTTAATATTTTCTCTCATATCTTTTTTGACTGGTTTATTTTCTCTAATGTTCCGAAAATTATATTTTTTTATTACTGGCATAAAATTTAACTCCATTTTTTCAAAAGAAACCCAAACAATATTAAAGCCATCGCATTTAATGAGTGCACCATTTGCGCGCTGAAAAGCTCAAAATTACTCATGATCCACCAGCCTTGCTGAAGCTCCCGCGTCATCACGATTGAAATCAAACATCCTGCGCTTTGGTTGCCCGTAATACGCTATTGCTTCTCTATAAGCAGTTTCGCGCTTAAGTCCCTCTTTCTTTACAGCGGATACCCTGCGCTTTTGCGCCCTGTGAAGTTTTTTTAGAGCCGCCATATAGTTAGATACCTTTTCTAGTTCTGGTTGAACCTGACGCATTTCAGCCGTAATTCTAAATAACTCCGACTCTTCCAGATGTAAAATCGGATCGCTTGCTTTTGCCGCGTTTCCGATTGATGTTAATACGATACCCACAATAATTAATTTTTTCATTTTCTGAAATCCTCCAATAAAAAAATTATGCCCAAAAACCCCTAGGCAGTATCATTTTGGTATTAAGTTTTTAATTAAATATTTTTAAACTAAAGCTAAGTCATTTAGTTTTTTTATCATCTCTTCTGGATTTGCCGCGGACAAAACCACCATGCCATCGCGGGTTTGGTAGGTTACGTTATCAGCTCCAAGCACTAGCTTTGCGTCCAAAAAGCTATACGGAAGCCATTCAGGCAAAAGAACGGAGCTGGTATTAAGGTTATGAGATCGTATGAATGAAGGTTCACCAGCCCCAGAATCAGAAAAAGTTGGAGCTGGTTGGTCGGATTTTGGAGAAATCAAAATGTCAATATTATCACCAGCTCCAGAATTAGAATTTTTAGCTTTTTTAGCCATTTTTATATTTTACTTTATTTTTTCCGCTTTGACAACGTAGCAATCGTGCCCGTTAAAAATATCAATCTCAAAGCTATTTATGGAACTGTCTCGATGGTAAACATTAGTTACCATTCTTTCCGCCAGCTCTCGTGCTGTTTGATTTTCGTAGATCTCGATGATGGTATTTAGCCAGAAAATACCGAGCGGATCGTCTGAAAGTCTGGCTTTTAGCGATTCAATCGCTTCTGTGAGTGTCTGCGTGTGTTTTTTCATAATTAAAAATATTTTGATAATTTGCAATTAGCTGAAGATTTTCTTTCGATGGTCTTTTGCTAATTTTTGTTAGCATTTCTGTTTTGATTTTTGGAAGCATAAGAGCAAAATTTTGAATTGCCGTTATTTTGTCTGGATGATCCAAAAGCAAGATTTGGAGCTCTGGGCATAGTAAAGAAATTGAATCATCATTTTCTTTGGTTAAAATCATAGTTATTTTTTGATTGTTCTTTCGCATTTATTGATTCCAAAGTCTATAAGTCTAATTTCGCGTGATAACCAAAAGTATTTAGCAGTTTCGCGGATTTGTCTATCTGTATAAATTCCTAGCTCTGAATCGTCCAGGTTTAAGTACAGCAGATCATAATATCTAATCAGATCGCGTTTTGGAGAATAGGGACCGCTGTAGATAGTTTTGCGATCCCTAGGTTTTTTTCTAGTGCCTAGTTTGTAAGTGTGGTTTCGATGGTTTTGGGCCTGACATTCTGGAGAGCATAAAACCGCCGTGGATCTTATAGGCTCAAATTCACGCTGGCAAATTTTGCACTTCATAAGCCTAGTAAATCCGAAATCCCAAAGCTCAAGAAAATTAAACCCCAAGCTAAAACCCAAAGTAAACCAATTATTGCCCAAAATAAGCAGTAGCCTACCGCGATTCCTACTAATATTTCAAATATTCTCATCTTTACCCTTTTTTTTGATCTTAAACTGTCTGCTGTATTCAGTTTGAATCAAATAATTTAGATATTGATTCATTGAGAGCAATATTCCCTCATCATTAAATTTTTTCATTATTAGAGCCTGGAGTAAATCCTCCAGGTCTAAACGAAATGTAAATTTTTTACTCATTTTACCCTTTTATTTTTAATTCCCTCGAATTCAAGGGAATTAAAATTTTTACTTATTTTGTAATTTCTTCCTCTGACATTGTTTTGATCTCCATACCTTTATAATACCAAAATGGTATTAAGAAATCAATAAGCTAAAATAAAATTTTGTTAATATTGGCCAATATTTGGCTAAATTTTACTATCGGTATCTTCTTTTTGTAAATACTCAAATTTCAATGCCAGCGTCTCGGTGTCGCAGTAGTGAAAATCTATTTCCCCTTTGGTTGAGCCGTATTTTTTCAGCTCTTCAGCCAGGATCTGGAGCAGATCGTCTAGGTTATTAATTTTATAGTAAGTGTGTTTGAAAGTATCTTTGTCGCTCATAAAATCCTTAAAATGTAGTCGTTATCTATATCTATTGTAAACTTTGTCCCTCCAGCTGGATAAGAAAATTTTTCAACGATATAGCCAGAATTGGTTAAAAAGTTTTTTTGTATTGCTTCTGGAATTTTTGATTTATGCCCTAAAAATTTGACATAAAGAGTTTGTTTTTTGATTTTTACTTTTATTCCCCAAACGCCGATACCCTCGCCGATGGGTTTTTCTGCTTTGTCGCGGCCAAAGCCGCTAGTATAACCATTTTTATTTTTTCCAGGGAATCGCATTTTTAAATTTCCTCCAAAGTTATAATTTCATTTTTCAGAGCCCAAACCAAAAGTTGTGAAATATTTTTTGTATTTGTAAATTTATAATATCTTGTAATTCTATTATGTAATGCATTTCTTTTAATTAAAAAATGTATTGCAATTTCTTGATTTGTGAGTCCTTGCGTTGTGAGTTTTAAAAATTTTTCTAAATCAAAATAATTTATAGATTTTACAATTTTTTGTTTTTTTTTCATAAATGTTTTTTTATCCAATCTCTATCATATTTTGTAAAATACAATTTTGCCGTTGATAATTGTTCATCACATAAATTTGGTTTACCGTTTGGCTCTGGATGATCTTTTATATTTGCGATTGCATGGCAAAAATACTCATGATTTACGCTATTAAAAAACGCATAAATTTTGTTTGTTCCAGCGTATCTATCAATGCAAGTAGAATTTATAACGATTTGATTTAGCGGAAGCCGCTCCATCTGCTGGTTATACATAGCTCCAAAAATTGTATTAAAACATTTAGGAAATTGATCGGTGTAAATTATAATTGTGCCGCCAGTCCTTTCAAGAGATTTGACAAATTTATAATTAAATCGCCAGCGCATTTTTGATTTGATTTGTTCTTTTATTTGCTCTTCCAGTACTGAATCAAAACCCAATAAACGAATATATTTTGTCTCTTGCGCTTGCGCTGGAAGTATAAGAAACATCCAGATTAAATATTTTAATCTCATCGCTTTATAAACCTCTTTATATCCGCAATTTCATTTTGGATGTCTTTTATTACCATCGCCATAGTAACTTTTATATAGTCGCTAGTATTCTCGCTGACGTGGATCTGGAGCTGTACTAGATCATCTATAACCAGCGTTTGAAAAAGTGCTGTTAGTTTACGATTGATTTTTTCCAGCTCCAAAAGTCTCAAGAACGGATAATTTCTAAAGTGCGCTCCGTAAGCTAAAGTAATTGCGTTTAAATTATTTTCCATTATTTTAGTTCTCCAATTTTGTAAAGTTTTTCAGTTGCAGTTTTTACTTTGTTTTTATTAGCATAAACTTTATGTTCTTTTTGCCAAACCAATTTAATTCTAGGATCTTCTGGAGCTTCATATTCGCTGACATAGATCACGCAATTTTTTTTATTTAAGCACCAAGCCCAAAAAGCTTCTGTATTAAATTTTGTTTGATTGTAATATTTAACCGCTTTATATGGAGGATCACAATAAACTAAAGAATTTTCTGGAATAGAAATATTTTGATAATCAGATAAAACAAACTTTACATCTTTTAAAGTTTGCATTTGTTTTAAAAGTGTATTTTTTGATTCTTTACATCTGTTTCTTACTTTGCCCTTAGTATCTTTTGAAATTGAATATCCTCCAAAAAAATCACCAGAATAAGAGCATGCGATACTAATAAAACTAACTAATTCCGCTGGATAATTATCAGGGTTTTGTTTGAGCTCTTGATATTGTTCTTTGCTCCAGCTATCTGTAGGGCTCCATCCCGCTTGCAGTGCTTGATACATTTTTATTAGATAGTGATTAATATCGTAAGCCCATCTATTTTTATGATTAATTTTATCTATTAAATTAGCACCACCGACAAAGGGTTCAATATAAAAACTTGCTTTGTTTATATCTTCTTGCATTACTGGAATTAAATATTTAGCAAGTAATCTTTTACTTCCGATATATCTCAATTTTTTAACTCCTTAAAATTAGTTCTAGTTGGAACGATTGCCAGCTCTTTACAATAAGAAATTTCATTATATAGATGACATCTCAAAAGCTTTTTGTTTACTGCAATCTCTTCGCGCAATCTTGCTACTAATGCTGAATTGATCCAGGTTTCAAATATTACTGTTGCTGATAGTACTAGTACCGTTATTATTAGTATTTTATTTTGCATTTTTATTTTCCCTTTCTTTTATGTAATCAAAAATATGTTCTCTTAATTCAATTTTTAAACTTTCAAATTCTAGAAAATTTATTTTTTTGTTAAGCATTTCATGATAAAAAATTTCAGCACTTAAAAACCAAGATTCTATATCTTCTCTAAGTTGAAAATCATTGCGCCAATCATTATTTTGTTTGTCCATTTTTCCCTCCAGTAAATTTAATTTGCGCTCTTTTGTCCATCCTGTAGCAAGTGAGCATTTGAAAATAAAGTTTATAAAGATTCTCATCTTCAAGAATAAATTTATCTTCTAAGCGTTTTTCGCATAGTTCGATAGCGCGCTCTACTTCCATCGAATTGTACTCATCGACAATATTCTGGAAGTTTTTGGGTAGTCCGATTTTTGGCATTGTCATTTTTTTTTCTCCTTTGTTTTAAACAGTGTCCTTTGATCTAGTGTATTTTCTAGCCTATTTACGGCGATCTGGCAGTATTGTTCCGATAATTCAATCCCTACCGCGCGCCGCTTGAGCTTTTTTGCCGCTACTAGAGTAGTCCCTGAGCCCATAAACGGATCTAAAATAAGGTCATTTTGGTCGGTGTAAGTTTTTACTAAATACTCCATTAAAGCTACTGGTTTTTGCGTTGGATGAAAAATTTTTGAATTACTTTCAGGTTTAAAAAACATAATTGAATCAGGTGTTTTATATTCATAAAATTTTGTAATTTTTTTTAATCCTAATTTATGATCATTTTTAGAACCTGCATTATTGGAAGCCCCTTTGCTAAAATATGGTTTTGTTAATTTTGTTTTTTGTGGATTGTATTTGATTTTTTTTCTACCAAAAATCAAAAAAGATTCGTGTCTCTTCATCGGTTGTATATTTGCTAGTTGTGGTTGTCTGCCAAAAGTTTTATCCCATATAAGCTCATATTTAAACCATTTTAAATTGCTTAATACTAATTTTGATGTAAATGGTTGGCTTGCACTTAAAACATATCCGCTATTTGGTTTTGATAAAAATTTTAAATTTTCCCAAAGTGTATCTAAATTTGGCATTACATCCCACTTGCAAGCCGTTGTTCCATACGGAGGATCAGTAAGCACCAGATCAAAGCTATTAGGCTCCAGCGTTTGCATTATGTCCAAGCAATCCCCGTTGTAAATTGTTATTCCGTCTTTATCGTAGTATGGTTTCATTTTTTGGGCTCATCTTTTAAAATCTTTGCGCCATCAAATTCTTTTTTTAGCGCATGAATTGTTTTGATCATATTTTCGTTTTTTTCTTTTTGGATCGTTAAAACCTCTTCGTAATCGTAAATTACGCCATCTTCAAAAATATATTGGTAGGTATCTATCAGCAAAATATAATGGAGCTGGAGTTTTTCTGAAAAAAACAATTTAAAGGGTTTTTTACCAAAAAGTGTTTTTTCTGCAAAATGTTTATTTTTATTGACATTCGTTAAATCGTATTTCATGGAAATAGCACCTCTTCTGTTTCTATATTTTCTTTGTCAAGAATTTTATCAATCGGTATCTCAATAGCTATTGATCGAGCAAAAGATTTTCCAAATCGAATTGGGTTTTTGGTTTTTTTAAGCCCTGGAATTCTCTGCAAGTAATCCGTCCAAAAATTGCCGCTAAGTCCACAAAATTTTTCTATCATTTTTGATTTGGTAGAAAAATAAACTTTGTCGTTTTCGATCTTGATTCCGATTGATAAAAGTTTTTCTTTGTACTTGTCCTTATCTTCAATATTTTTAAAGCTGGTTGCATGATCTATAATCTGTGCGATTGTAAGCCTATAAGTGCGATCCAGCTCAATAGCTATATCAGATTGCAAAATTGTTTGAAGTATATCTTTTTCTTGTGTATCAAGAATTATATTTTCGAATGGTGTTAAATCGAATTTTTTTAAATATTCCCGCGCTTCATCGATAGTAAAAACTTTGCCAGCATGATCTATTACTGCTCTACCAGCCAAAAGCGAGCCGTATTGATCCCCAAAGCGTTTTGTGTAAGTTTCCGCTAGGATGTCGCTAAAGATCTCCATATTTTGGCGAATAACTAAAACATTGTCATAAACAAACCTAAGCCATTTGCCCGCTAGATTTTCGATCTTGTCAATTTTTTTTAGTAGTTTTTTTACATCTTCAAAATTTATAGTAGTTTTTTTGGGATCTAGACTTAATACTGTAATTCTATCTTTGTCCGCTTTTTGCTTAAGTCCTACGTGGACTGAAACCAAAATAAACATCGCGCGGATTGCATAAGATACCGCTACCCCTGACGCTGAGCCTTTCAAAATTCTAGTGCGCGTTTCAGTACTAGCCAATCTGGCTAAAGCTATATTTTCCTCCATGATTTTTTTGGATTTAAAAGTATCTTGTTCGGACTCTTCAAAAACTATTGGCCTTGCGTCCGATTGCATTTGCTGACGGATACCCGCTTCTGTAGTATTGCCGATAAGTCCCTCACAAATACCATCAAGTAGATTTAGAATTAAATTTTCCATTATGGTAGATTTTCCAGATCCCGCCGCGCCTGTGATCCATAAGTGCGGCCTCCAGCGGAGCGCGCCACAAATTGGAGCTAGTATTAAACCGCCCATAAATAAATCGGCGTTTACTGGATTGACCCAAGAAAAAGATTTTGCTGTTAAATATAGCAAGTGTAAATCCATCTCATCTAAAGGTTTTGAAACATCTATATTAATTTCAGTTCTATTTTCGTAGATATAGTTTGTGTCAAATTCAAAATTATCTACCAGCTCGCCATCAAGCAAAACTTTATTTCCTAGATTAAAAACTTTACGATTCCTATCAATAAAGCACCCAGTACCGCGAATTATTTGCTCATTATATCTGCCTTTCTGGATTGATTTTTCTATTAGGTCTGCATAAATATCTGACCAAAAAACTTTGCCTGTTTCGGGATCTGCGTATTCGTCAAACCAAGCTTGTTTTGGTTTAAGTCTATATAGTCGCTCTGGTGTGAACTGCGATTCTGAAATTGATAAAACAGTCTTTTGGAGCTTTGATAAAAAGTAGTAATTCCCGCCATCGTAGCCTAGGATTTTAAAATCTTCTTTTGGATCTGTCTCTTGATTAATTTCCTGGATATTGTCCAAAAGATAGTTATAGGTAAATGCTGAAGTCCATCCTGCGTCTAGTGCGTCTGCTAAATCCCAGCCCTGAGCTTCTTTCGATGGAGGGTTTATAAGATACATCTCGGAAGCAAAAGATTTAGCTATCTTTGCTATTTTTTTTACTGCTTCTAATCCCACCTGATCATTATCTGGCCAGAAATAAATTTCTTTGTCTTTTAAAGTTGTCCAATCTGTTTTGTGAATAACTTGCGCGCCGCCGATCCAAGTTATAACGCTAAAGTCTGTATTCTTAAAAAGTATTTCCGCCGCGTCTCTGGTTTTTTCACCCTCTACGATAAGGATTTTGTTTTTATCAGTATTGCCAAGCACTGGCCATAATTGACTTGGTGTTCCTTGCTCAAATCTTTGCGCTAGAGAATTATATTTAATTCTATAAACAATTTTTCTTTGAATCCCGTCTTTGTCTTTGTATTCTGATCTTGCTAGATACCACTTGAAGCCCTCGTTATCTACAAACCAATCCCAAACTTTTACAAACTTAAATTTTTTAATTTTGTCTTTTTCGATTTGGTAAATTTCATACCAAATATTAGGTTTTAAAATATTAACGGGTTTCGCTTCTGAAGCTGGTTTGAGCCCTAAATAATTGGCTACATCAGTAATAGCTTTTTTTAAATCGCCATTATAAGAATCAGTTAAAAGAGCTAAACCATCGCCAGCGTTCTTTTTAAGAGCGTGATTCGCTTCACCTTGTGAGCAGTACCAAGTACCCTCTCCGCCCTTATCATCAAATCTAAACCGATCATTCCCGCCACAAATTGGACATGAAGAATGCTTTTTGCTAAGTCCAGAAATTCCAAAATGTCCAAGGATATTGTTCCAATCCCCGCGCGCGGAAGCCTGTAAATTTTCAATGTTATAATTCATTTATGCACCATGCCAGCACTAGCCCTGCTGGCTTTTTTTACGAATAATTTCTTGAGCTTCTTGCACCGATCTAGCAACGCCTGAAATTCCTCCAAAGTTAGCCACCATCCGCAAAAAATTTTCTTGATCTTCTGTAAGCTCTCCTGTTTCTGATTTAACTTCAATCGCTGTAAAAATTGCAATTTTCTGACCCACCATATTAGGCAAAATTTCAGTAGAAACAAACCCGATAAGATCACTTGATCCCACTTCAAGCCCATATCTGACGGGAACGGGATCCCGCAAGATGAGAATATTGTTTTTTCTGGTTGTGTTTTTTTTGTCTGCATAATAAGCAAGCCCGATATTATTCCTAAAAACCCTTATGGAACCCCGATTGAGTGCCCCGAATATTTCCCTTAAATTTTTTGATTCTGAGTTGATATCTTACATATCCCCAGCTAGGCTTATAGCCTACCTGTAAAGCTAGAGCCGTAAAATCGGACTCTTCTCTGCAATATCTTAACCTATCTTTGATATACTGGTTTTTTTCTTCCTTAGATCCAAACTTCTTGCGGATCCCGTCAATATCTATATAAACCAGCTCGCCATCTAAAGATTTTGGATCTTTTTTAGTCGTTTCTATCGGGAATACGTGCCCGCAATCTAAGCAAGCGCGCGCACTTGCATGGTTTACTGCATAGCAATAAAAACATCTTTTTACTGGAGCCGTTTGCTCTGATTTGCGCTTTTTAGGGTATTCCAGTTTCCATTCGCGTTCATCGCAAGGAAACCCGTTCTCTTCCCAGTTCTTACAATGATCTAAAATTATCGCGTGCTCTTTGCCGTCTTCTGGTCTGAGCGCGCGCCCTACCATTTGCAGGTAAAGAGCTTCTGATTTAGTTTTTCTTACGAGCTGAATCCCGCCGCAAGCTGGAACATCAAATCCCTCTGAGATTAAAAAGCAATTTGAAATAACTTTTATTTCGCCAGCTTCAAAGCCCTGAATGATTTTTTGCCGCTCCGCTTGGGACATAGTGCCGTCTAAGTGTGCCGCTGGAATTCCAGCTTCATTATAGATTTGTGTAATTTTCTTACTGTGATCGACATTTTGAGCAAAAACTATTAGATTTTTGCCGTCTAGGTATCTTTTATAATTCCAAACTAAACCGCCAAAAATATCAGCCTCTTCAATTTGTTTTGCAAGCTCTTTTTGATCGTAATCGCCAAACTTGGTAGCTATTTTTTTGCTATCTAATTTGTTTGGAGGAGCAACAATTTTATATTTTGACAAATTGCCCAAAATCATTAAATCTTTTACTTTTGGCCCCAAAACTATTGTTTGGAAGCAATCTTTAAGACCTTTGCCGTCTAGTCGTTTTGGTGTCGCTGTTAAGCCAATAATAATTGGCTTTTTTTTGCTTAGGATTTTTTGCAAAAGTTTTTCGTATTCGCCAGCGCGTATGTGATGGGATTCATCAATAAAAATCAAATCTGGAAGATCCTCTTCTGGAATTGAATCAAACCGATTTAATAAAGTACGATTCATAGCTAGATATAGATTTTTGCCAGGTTGGTATTTTTCGCCCGCTGTAATAAATCCGTAATTTAGATCAAACAGATCAAACTTTTTAGCCGTTTGCGTTATTAGTTCGTTTCTATGGACAATGAACCAGCATTTTTTTTGCTTTTGTTCTACTGCGCTTTTTATCATTGCGCCAGTGATGATAGTTTTACCAGCTCCAGTAGGAAGCACCGCGCAAATAGATGTATTCCCATCTACGATTGCTTTTCGCAAGTCGTTTATAAAATTTATTTGATAATCTCTTAGTTTTACCACTCTGCAATTTAGTACAATTTAGTACTATACTGATAATATAAACCCAATTTACTTTTTTTGTATCAGTAATACTTAATTATATTTAATTAATTTATAATTTCAAAAATTATTTTTTCAGGTAGTATATTTTGACAAAAATAAGCTGAGCTAAACGGTGGATTTAAACTAGGTTTTTGATCTTCGTAATTTTTAAAATAAGATATTCTTTTATTAAAATACATTACTTCGAAATTATTATTTTTAAATAAATTAAATCTTTCTTTACTTTCAAAAATTCCTGCGATACCAATTAATAAAGCAAAAGGAATTTTTAAATCAAAACATTTTTTTAAAACTTCATTTTTTTTTGAATAAGGTGGATTGGATATAATAGCATCAATATTTGCAGGCTTTTCTATTGAAAAAAAATCTTGATTTTGTTCTATATGTGTATATATAACATTTTTGTTGTTTTCTTTTAAAATTTTTACAAAATTGCTTTTTTCGGTATCAAAAGGGCACCATATATTTTTTTTGTTATCTAAATATTTCAAAATTGGATAAATAGCATAATTTGGAGTATAAGATTCATCATTTTTACTATTTGCTATTTTGTCTAATTTCATAATTTTAAAAAAGCCCGCTTCGTTAAAACTAGCGGGGAGCCCAAAAAACGCGTTTTTGGGGAGGTAAATTAATTTTATCATATAAATAAATACTAATAAATACTAAATTGACATAAATTACAAAGTGTAATATATTTGTACGTATGAACAAAAAAAACGAATTAGCCTTAGATTTACAAACTAGCACCCAGCATACACCAGTTGAAATTTTACAAACCACTAAGCTTGCACCAGCAAGTTTATATGAAGATTTTAGCGATCTGAGCCATGAAAACATTGGTTTTGACGATGTAAAATTTCCAGAAATTTTGTTAATCCAGGATAATTCAAAACATCTGCTGAAAAAATTTAAGGAAGCAGGAATTAAGCCTGGTGATTTTTTTAATAACGTAGAAAATACTTTTTCGCCTACTTTAAACGTAATTCCGTTTTATATAGCGAAATATTACGATGTTCGAATCCCAAAAGATAATTCTGATGTTAGCAATATTAAAATATTTCATCTTCCTAAGACTGCTCAAAAAGTACCAGAATCAAGCTACTGGATGGATCCAAGCTTTGATTTTGAGCATAAGATTTATGAAACATTTTGCTATTTAGTTTTGCTTGAAAATATGACTTTTGCAAAAATCATATTTCAAAAGAGTCGCCATAAAATGGCATTGAAATGGAATACTTTAATCAAGAGCCGTGGATTTAACGCATTTAAATACAAATATCGTCTTCATGCTTTCGAAGATACCCACAAAGGTAACACTTGGTTGAATATTGATATGACTTGCTTGGAAGAGCTTGATGCAAAAACTTTTAACCAGGTAGGAAAATTAGCGCGTGCTGTAACGCCGCATATTTCTACCTTTATTATGGCCGAGGATTTTTTGCTTGAAGCGTAAAAATGGACAAGGAATATTACACCACCAAAGAGCTTTCAGAAAAACTGAGTATTACCATATCTACTTTGGAATATTGGCGATCCGTTCGTCGTAAACGAAAAATCGAATTAGGTCCTAAATTTGTAAGAATCGAGGGATCTGTGCGGTATAAAATTTCAGATGTCAATAATTGGCTAAAAAAAATGCAATCTTAATTTATAATGGATTGCCGCGCCTGAGCCACATTTGACCAAGTGCCCTTTCTTGGTTAAATTTTCTAACACATCGTGCGCAATGGATCTACCAATCGGAATAATCTCCATCAGCATTTTTCTAGTTACTCGCCCTCGCTCAAAAGCAATTTTGATAGCTATATTATCGAATCGCTCAAGTATATTTTCCATTTTTTTCTCTCCAATCTTTTATAAAATTCGCTAAGGGTTTCCAAGCTACAAAATATTTTTTATCTCCAAAACTAAAACCAATCGCGCCAGAATTAACAAGTTCAATCTGCATTTGTTTTAATTGTAATTCTAAGTTTTCATGTTGCAGTTCAGTTTCACAAATAAAAAGATTGTCTGCTTTACCATTTGAACCCTCCCCGCTGATGTGATGCAACGAGTGCCAAGTTTGCCGATTTTTATCTTTTTTAGATTTTTGATTTCTTTTGTATTTTATTAGCTCTTGTCCAGATTCTAATTTAAATTTTTTCCATCTTTCTAAGGCTTCTTTTTTTCCTTGATTGTGTCTTGGTTGATTTGTGTCAAACCAAAATGTTACTGCTTCTTTGGGTAAATCTCTGCTTGTGATCATTTTGCCAAAGCCTCCCCTGTCCCACGCATTTTTTCTTTTATTTCTGAATAAACCATTTGGGCCATAATTACTTTTACTCCAATAGCATAAATAGAAAAAACGGGATTTCTAACCATAAATTGCCCGTAAAGTCTTAAAATACCCATTAGAATAACCCAAGCTTCCCATTTACCAATTTTAAAATTTTGATATACGGGAAATTTGGGCATGTTCGCGCTTTGTCAATTTCACAATGTCCGTGGAACGTAATCTTGTCATAGCTTGAGTTTATAATCTTGCATAATGTTTGAAGTGCTAAAAATTGCGCTTCGTAAAATTTATTTTTGCCAGCTAAGCAAATTGCTATTGATCCAGTATTATGTCCAAACTGTGCCGCTGGTATATTCTCTAAGTCTCTTCCAGCCTGGATTTGACCATCTTGTTTTATAAAATAGTGATAGCCTACATCTTTCCAGCCGTTCTCTTTTACATGCCATTCACGAATTACTTTTATATCATCGTGGATTTTATAATCGCTATCGCTACAATGAATAAAAACTTTTTCTACTCTTCGTTTTGGCTTTGTAAACATGGTTAATACTCCTTTATAATTGGCTCCGATTTGAGAATTCCAGTTACTAGGTTTTTTATATCTCTTCCTGAGATAGATCCATCGTTTACTAATTTTGCATAAGGCCCAATATAGGAATCACCTTTCAAAATTTCTAAAATATATTCAAAACAATAAAGTTTCTTTTTCGCTTCCCTGTTTAACGCCCAAAGAAAAAAACCTTTGTAATCGTAAGTAGTTCCAAGAAATTCTTTTGCTTTTCCAAAACAAAAATAATCTAGATCTACTGGATAAGTTTCTACAATTATATTTTTTAAATCTGATACTCTTCGCTCTGCAAGAACCTTTCCTTTCCATCCTGAAGCTTCTAAAATTAGATCCCCAAACTCATCAGGGAAACAGATTCCTGCATGTCTATAATTCTGGTTGGTTATAAACTTTACTATTTTATCTAGTAAATTTTCATTTTTGGGAACGAATAATAATATTTCTGCTTTCATTTCTTTTTTAAATCCTTTACTATTTTTTCTGCTGATCTTCCTATCACATAGCCACCAAGTCCAATATCCATCGCTTGCCAAAGCTGGTCTGGAATTGTTTCCATATTGATTTTTAAAGTTAGATCAAAGCCAAAAATTAAACTGACATATGGAGCTAATAAAAAATTATTAAAGATGATAATTATAATCATCCACATAAAAGCTGGTCGCCAAGCGTTTTGCCACCATTTTTCAGATGATACTTCACGCCCTACGATATCGCCAGCGATTGATAAAATTTTAGATTCGTTCTCTAAAATTCTAGCTCTGATTTCTGCGTGTGCTTTTAGCTTTTCGTTTTGATCTGGTAAAAACTTGTCTAGAGTTTCACCAAAAACGCCGATAATAGTATCAGCAAGCCCAAACATTAAACTTCTATCGCCTCAAGCTCTGCAAGTGTTTTTGCTTTTTTAATAGCTATTTTTTTTGATAGTCTCTGCTCTTCCATTTGCGCCGCAATATTTCTGAGTGCTGTTTCTCTTTCAAGAATTGTATTTGCCGCTTCGTCTAGATCCGCCGCTTCTCCAGCTTGCACGCTAGCATTTAATAAAGGGTATTCCCCAGGATCATTGGCTAAATAAGCTTTTGCTTCTTGCGCTTTTAATAAATAAATCATATCCATAAACGCGCCTGGAGTAAGAATTTTAACCCTTTGATTTGAAAAATACTGATCTACTTCTGAAGCTTTTCTTTTTTTTGCCATTTCCAAAAGTGCTGTATCTTTTTGTTTCTTGGTAGGCTCAAAACCATCTTGAAACGTCAAAACGCCATCAGCGATAGTAAACCCGCCGTGGTCCGCTTTATAAAAAACTGCTATGTCGATTAAATCATTATTCATTAGCTAAACTCCATTACTCTCAAAACTGAGCCCGTGTAAATTATTGATTGATCGCCAGATGTAACCCTGTGCGCGATCCTATAATAAGGTGTCGCGCTATTGTTATTGTGCTTTATTAAAAAGCTTACTGAAGATCTATTGTCTATTACAAATTGTTCTGCTAGTTCTCTAACTCTTAAAGTTGATCCTGTATAAACAGTTGAAGTACCAGCTCCAGTGCTAGGGTTTGCTCGGTGTGTAACTCTGTAGTAAGGTGTCGCGCTTACTGTAGTATGTCTAAACGAATCAGAAATAAAAACTTGTTGAGTTGATGATGTCGCGCCACCTACCCCTTGATTTGAAGTATAAGTTCTCAAATTTGACCAAGAGCTATTGTCTGTTGAAAATTCTAAAGCTATTTGATTTGAAGCTCCTGCGTCTGTGTCTGTAACATTTGTATCAATTCCTAGCTCTAAATATCTAACATTTGCGCCGTTTATTGGTGAATAACTAATATTTAAACCTGTTACTTGATAGCTGGTTGAAGTTGTACTAGCATTAGTGCCAAGGGTTTGATCTGTAACTTTTACCTCTTTTGCACCTGCTCCAAGATCTGCTTTTCTGGTGAATGTTTTTATAGTTGTCCAATTTGAGTTGTCGGTTGAATATTGAAGATCTAGAAAGCCCTCGGCCGCTGAGCCATCTGGATCGTTTACGTTCCAATCAATATAACCGAAAAGATAGCGATCATTTGCGCCGCTTATTGGACTATATGAAACCGCTAATCCGCTCGCTGTCGCTGTAGTAGCCGTAATAGTTGAATCAGAGCCTAAACTAGCTTCTGTGTTTTTTACCATTATTCCATCAAAATTTTGGACTCGGTTATCAATAATATTTTTAATTGCTGTATTTAATTGATTTAAACTTGCGTTATTTTGGCTTAAAGCTCCAATTCCTGAAGCAGGATCTAAAACCACGTTTACCAGCTCTTCTTGGATTGCATTCATGCAAGAAGCGTCTACGATTGTACCTAGCACTCCAGTTGATGGATTTCCGTCGGTATAAAGATTGCCTGCAATTTGTGAGCCGTTATCTACTCGTTTCATAATTTCATTATAACCTAATTCCTTGGAGCGTAAAGCTTATACGGATGGTTACTAGGTAAATTGTTATTTCCGCCAAACCATTTCCAAGCTAAATAGCCCTCGATTTTTTGCCGATCTGAATCAGTCAAAGTATTTAACATCATCAGCTCTGCAAGATCGCCCTGGAATGTACCGCCAATATTGAGATTGGGAATCTGTTCAATAGTTACGTTTCCAGTGCCTACGGATACATTTTGATCAAAATCTAAAACTAAATTAGTATTAGCCGCGTTCCCAGTTGATCCTATTGCTGGTGTCAAAGCTTCAATTTGCGGAGGGTTTTGGGTTTGAATTAAACTTATATCGTAAAAAGTACTTGGTGAGCTTAAATTATTGTATTCGCTTAAAATCCAAGCCGCACTCAATTGTACTGGAGCTATTCGAAATTCCTCAACCTGCCCTAAAAACCAGTTTGCTTTTGAACCATCACGCCCAAATAGATTAAATGTATCTCCCCCTGTCCAAAGTGTTCCAGTCGAATCAGTAGCAGTTTGCTGACTCCCATTTTGGTATATGTAGCCAGTGCCTCCATTTTTTGCTGTGCCTACCACATGAAAATAAGAACCTAATGTAAATGTAGAATTTGCTGGAAGATTTGCAGTTGCACCATCAAAATAATAGTGTTCAAATTTACTAGATGTTATTCTTAGATTTTCAGAAAAACTAGCATTACTATTATCAGTTCCTGAATTTTTTACAGTTATTGCACCATTAGTAGTAGTTGGTTTTATGTATGTTGAAAATGTATATTCTGTCAAATCTGTTGGATCTGCTACCGTTAAATAATAATTTGTGCCATCAACATCTAAAGATTTACCAATTGGACCATCATTTAAACTTGTTATTGCTGGAGTACCAAGAACGGAAGCTGAAAAACCATTACTTGCAGAATTTATAAAATTTGTACCAGTTGCAATATTTCCAGCTGGAGTATATTCGTTAAAATGATAAACAATTCTATAGATAGAATTCCAAACATTGTAAGCTCCAAAAGTTGCATTTTTAGCGGGATTGGTTGCGCTTGCATTTCCAAAATAAATATAAAAATCAGTAGTAGTTGAATTACTTAAATTATCAGCTCTAAAATATAATTCACCTGTTGAAGTTCCCGTATTGATTGAAACCAATTCTCTTGGAACCTCTGTAACTTCATCAGCCAAAGTTATTCTAATGTCTCCGCCATCTGCTTTTATATTAGAAAAAAAATCAGATCCAAGATTAGCTAAATTTAGATAAACTGGAAAATTTGTTAAAGATCCACTTTGTACCCCAATAGTAATTTTTTTTCTATAAAACCAGTTTGTATTGTACCAAGCCATTAAGTAACCTCAAAATTCCAATTTTCTAAACCGCTGTAAGCTGTGATCGCGCCAGGATCTACTTTTACTCTAATCTTGCTATTCGCGCTTAAATCATTCGCTGGATTTATTGTAACTATATCATTTACAAAAGAAACCAAAGATCCGTTTGTAATTGCAATTTGTTCTAATAAAATATTAGGATTGCGATAAGGATCAATCGTAAGCCCTGAGCCAGTTGAGTAATATAATTCGCTAATAATTTGACCATTTAATCCTAATCTAGTTCTAGTACTTTCAATGCCTAGATAAACAATATTCTGGTTACTGACTGAGCCGCTATAGCTTAAAGATTTTTCTTTTTTATAAACTGCAATTCTTGCATTAATTGGATTCTGACTAATTTGTTTTTTATAATAAAATTCGCCATTAACTAAAATTTCAGCTCTTCCGCTAGTACTTAAGTTTACAGTTCCATTAAAGTTTTTAACCCAATTATCAGCGTTTAAAGTTGTTCCTGTTAGCTTATATCTAACCACCGCATTTGGATCATTTATAAAAAGTTGATTTTCAAAAAGCACCATTGAACTAGCATTAATGCCAGTATTCGCCGCTGTCTCTAAATATAAACCATTTGCTAAATTGTAACTATTTGCTTTATTTATTAACTTGCCAGCTTCAGTAAGCCATAAAGTGCCATTTGCCCAAGTTAAGCCGCTAGGACTTGAATAACCGCTTAAACCCTCGCTGGTAAACGTTGAGCCATTCCAAACAAAAATATCACCAGCTCCAGCCGCGCGTTTGTTTATATAAATATTCGTCCCATCGCAAGCAAGTTTATTGCAATTTGTCGCGCCTGTTCCTACCTGACTAAATGCGTTTGTATTAGGATTGTATCTAATTAGCTTGCCGTTTTGTCCATCTGCAATATAAATAAATCCATCGCCTGGATTGTAGATTAAATCTATTAGATCCGCTGAAGCATTAACTGTATTTGTATATTCGTTTGCTGTCGTTCCATCCCAAACTAAAATTTGGTTTACAGTTCCACAAACTGCATAAAGCTTATTGTTAGCTACAATCAAAGGCCCTCTTGGAGCGCGATTCGTAAGTCCCGCCGCTACGTCTGTCCAAGTGCCGTTATTGTTTAATCTCCAAAGTCCATTATCTGCACTTAAATAAAAATTGCCATTAAAATAAGCTATTCCATAAATTGTAAATTGTCCCGCCAAAGTTAGTAAACTTGAATAATCAAAACCTTGGTAAAAATCACTCAATAAAACGCTATTTAATTGATTGGATTGCGCGTTTAATTGATACTGATTTCTATCGAATAATTTCCCGCCGCCTGAAGTAATATCCATTACTGCAAAAGCGTGTATCCCATTATCCGCGCTCATTTGTGTAAGATTTTTTACTGATAAAGTTTCTCCAGTAGTAAATCTTGCTACTGGTTTACCATTAAAAGCATTTAAAACTTTTGTAGGTTGTTTTGCCGCGTCTGCTTGGATTGCATTTCTATTTGCTTTTTTATCAGTCCAAGTGCTTAAAGCTCCAGCAGTAGTAAAATCTGTCCCATCAAACCAAGTAAACATACTTGATAAGCCGCTCGGTGTCCAAGTATCAGCCAGTTCTAAGTTTGCTGTAATGTTAGCTTGCCCTTGAATAAATCTTATTAATGAAATTGCGCCTACCATCGCCACATCGACATATAAAGAGCCGTCTATGTTTTGAACTACATCTTCATAAGAAAAAATTATACTTGTGTGAGCTGGCTTTACTTGATTTAAAACACACTCTAATAGTGCGTTTGAAAAATATATTAGTCTGTCGCTGGCTCTTGATAAACCAGCTCTAAAAAAGCTAAGTGTATTAGTTCTTGCTCTTACATTCCAAGCATAAGCAAAACCATTTGCTAAAACTCTATCCTGGCAACGATTGCGGCCCGCTCTAAACTGTTGAAATCCATCTGATACTTTTACTAAAAATCCCGCCGCTTTTGCTACCTCTTGAAAATATATCCGATCTGATCCACCGAGTGATATTAATCTGGCTAAAATAGCGCGCTTAAGCTCTTCTGCACTAGATGATAAACCTTGACAACGATGATCACCAAGCGCAATTTCTACCCACTCTGAAATTAATTCAGTAGTAGTATAAGGATTTATTTCTCTTAAAACTCTTAAAGCTTCCTCTTCAAGCCTTGCAAATTCTATTGATTCACCAGAAATAAGTTTTTGTAAATTGCTATTTGGGTTTGGATTCCACGCTGAACCTTGAGGAATCAATTCATTTAATAAATTTTTGTATGCTATCGAATCCATTTTATAACCAGGTTATAGTCCCCATAATCGGAACCTGTCCAAGTGTGTACTGCACGTTTGCGCTAGGAACCGATACCACGTTATCATTTTCACCCGCCGCGTTTGAAACTGCTTCCCTAATTTTAGATATCAATAAAGTCCAGCCTACAATATTTCCGCCTACTGTATCAGCGGGTTTGCGCTCGCGTGCTAGTAAATCTTTTAAAGCATTTGTTATATTCGCTCTGATCTCTGGAGTGTCTGGGTTGATGTCTATCGTAAAATTTTGTGCTGTGGTTGCTACTGCATTAACCGATAAACTCGCTGTAATTGGCTTCCTGCTTGGATCTGAAATATAATTAAAAACATTTGTTACCACCGTATTTGATGGAACGATATTATTCTCATCGGTTGAAGTTAAATATATCCCTACTGTCCCTGCGCCGTTTAATAAGGGTATAACGTAAGCTTCGCCTACGCCTGAAACCGATTCCGCCCATTGTTTATAATCGTTTGCATTTCCGCCGTGTGGAGGTGTTTGAATTCTATTTATAATCCGCTCCCTGAGCTGATCGTCTGTTTCTTGATCTAAGCCGCCAGTTAGTCCGCCCGCCGCTACTGTTACTGAGTTATTTATAAATTGAATCGGATTCAAAAGACTTAAAGAGCTGGAGGCCGCTTTATTGCCTGCGATTCCTGGAGCTAATGCAATTATTGGAGCCGTAGCAGTTCCAAGCGCAATAGTTACGCCAGCAGTAGTTTTATAAGTTATATCATCATCACTGATCAATAAAGTACCCGATGGAATTAAAGTTCCATTTGTGCCCGTAAACGTAGCATTTCCAGCCGCGTAAGTGCCAGCGTTTCTAGCAACGCCGTAAACATTCGCCCAAGCATTTAAAAATTCACCAATCGCATTTGATGGAAGAGCTTCTTTTGATAATGTGTTTAAGTATCCGTAAAGCCCATAAAATGCCCCAGCGTTTGCGTTTGCTATTGCTTTTAAAAAAGAGCCATCCAGAAATGGAGCTGAATTTAATTCACTTTGAAGATCGGTTTCAATCCTGGAGATAATTTGCTGTAAAGTAGGTTTGATTAATGGCATTTTGTTTTGTCCTATTGAAATAAAATTAAGTATTCGCTCCGATCAAATTTATAGCTATCTGCGTTTATATTTTCCCATAAATATTGAAATCTATAATCATTTGATTTTTTTATTGTAATTATAAAATTGAATTTTGATCTATTTTCTATAGTCCCAGTTACGTCTATTGATTTTGCAATATTTTGCACGATTAACCAATTTAACGCGTCTTTTATATACTGAATCCCTTTTTCTAGATTCTGAAGTGTCGCTTTTTGCCTAGCAAGTAACCAAAGTAAAGATCCTAAATCTCTAGACCACCAGCCGCGCGGATCTTCATCTAGCAAAAGTTCTTCTGGGTTTGCGCGTGAATCAGAAAATAAGCTTACCAAAATAGCAGTTTTTAAATCTTTGCCAGTTTGTAAATCGGTGTTAGATTCATTTAGCAAAATATCCGCCCATCCATCTTGCCATATTAAACCTACGTCTGCCATAAGCTAATTATAAACTACATCTGTAAATTTGGAATGGAGCCGCCTGGATGAGTATGCCCATTATATTGAGTCCTCATCGCTGAAACAGTTCTTGTATTTGTGCCTGAGTTGTCTAAAATATTTCCTGTAACTTGCAAATTGCCGTTAATAATGACATTTGGAGCTGTAATTTCAATCGTTCGGTTTTGCTTGATAACAATTTTATCCCCTAAATGGTTATAAATTGTAACCTCCCCAGCGTTAAGATTTAACGGCCTGTATCGCCCGTCTTCTGTCGCTATGATGATTGAATTATCTCTGGAGCCTGCAATCGAAACCGCTACCGCTTGCGCGCCTGGTAATGGAACGGAGCTAAAGCCGTATTCTTGATACCGATCTACGTTTGAATGGGTTTCGTTATCCATCAAAGAAATTTGGCATTTTTGAATTTTTTTTGTATCGTCAATAATCCTCAAAATACCGATTCCCACCGCTAATAAAATTTTTCTTTTGAGTTCGTTTATTAGTTGATTCATTTAAAAAGTATTGTATCTTCCAGCTCTTTTTTGCTGATGGTAGGCTCTGGAATGTAAGCTTTTTCATCGACTAAAACCAAGTCTGTAACTTGCCCGCCAAGCTCATCGTATTTGAAATTTACTGATTTAATCAATAAAAATCTATCTAAGTTTATTGGTTGCAAAATTACTCTTGCAATCCTATTAATGGCCCATAATTGGCCAGATTGATCGCTCCAGCCCTCAATGGTAATATTTACAGTTTCCGATCTCGCCGCTCTTACCGCCGCTTCCCACTCGATACGATTTTTAGCCTGGAACGTATTAACCGCGCTATCAGCGATTAAAACAAACGGCCGATATCTAGTTATATTTAGATCCTGGCATTTAGATTTGACCACTGTCTGATCTTCTGCACTTAGAGAATCATCAGCCGCGCTGGTTTGCTGACCCTTGATAATATACTCGCTAAATCTATTGCTGTGATCTACCCTAGTTGAAAATTGCAAAATATTCCCAGGGCATTCAAGTTTTGTGCTGGTAATTTCGTTTCCTATCTCGCTTATAATCAGATCGCCATTATTATTAGCATAAAGAAAAACCCCAATCCTGCGCGCTTCGCGCTCCAGCTCTTCAAAAACTGAGCCCTGCTGTAAAGTTATTTTTGAAAATTTGATATTAGCTTTTTGAGTTCTAGAAATAACTCTAATGCCAAAATTAGCAGTAAGTTTTTCTGCAAATTGTAAATAAGATAAATTTAAAAATTCGGAGCTGGTAAAAACCGCGCTGGAATCGACTAGATCGCCAGTCTTATCACGTCCCTGTATTGTAATTTCAAAGTTTGATTCATTAGCGTTGATCTCTACTGATTCAGCATAACCAGAAATAATTTTTTGGTTTGCGATTTTTATCTCCATTGCTGACCCTGGAATAAACTTAAAAATCTCGGGTTGCGTCAAAGTTATAGAATAACTTCCAGCAATAGCTTCTATATTTTTATTGATTTCTACGCGCTTATATTTGTTATAAGTTACGCCATTAATAGAAATTTCAAGCTTATCACGCACCGATTAAAACCTCTAAATTTTTATTAGGATCTATAAAACCTGGATGTCTAATTTTATTTCTAGCTACAAGATCGCTCTCCAGGTCTGTGTTTGCATAAAGTCTATATGCTAAAACCAAACTTGAAGTAGTTGCTTTTGTGGTGTATGTTTTTAATTCTGGAAGATCAATATTAGTTGGAGGAAGATAAGCCATAACTTCCGCTTTTAGATTTTTTAAAGCGTTAAATTCTGAATCTTCCTTGCTAGTATTAATTAAATTATTAATATCAGAAACCAAAACATCGCGAATAGCTAAAGCTTCTTGCCTAGATTCAAAGCTCATATTAGGAAGTGATTTAGCTTGGTTTGCAATTCCCGCCAGGTTAATAAATCTAATTGTCGCTTTTGCATTTGTGTTTTGTGCTTGTGCCGCTGTGGTGTATTCTGTTACTGCTATATAAGTGCCGCCCTGAGCTTCTTTTAGGATTTTATTAGCTGATTTGCCATCTGAGCCTACTTCGTTTACTTGCCCAAAAGTGCTAATAACTAAATCTGCAAAACCTTGCGTATTTGCCAAAAGTGAAGCTGTCGGATTTATTAAAGTATCTAGATTTGTTCTTAAAGTTGCATAAGTCATTTGATATAACCTTGAATTAGTAACCTCCGCCAGTACTGAGCCTACAAAATTTCCTAAGTTTATCTGCTGTAAAATATTGCTAAATATTGGATTTGATACTGTGCCTATAACTTGCCTTGTGTATTCTGGAACCTGGTTTGTTATAACATCCAAAATAAAGTTTGATCTAGAAACATTTTCTAAATCTCCAGCCGTATTTAATAAATTAAAATTTTGATCTTGCGTTATTTGAGGAAATTTTGAAGTGCCAGCTTCTACAAAAGTAACTGAAATTGTAGCCATTCGCCCATCGTCTGAATTTTCATTAAGTGTATAGCTTTGTATGTAAACTTCGCGATTGCCAAGGTATGGATGTATCAATATTCCTGGCTCTGCTGAAGCCGCCGCTCTAAGAAAATTATCACGCTGTAAAAAATAGTTATCACCCAGAAAAAAGATTTCCATCTGATACTGATCTGCTTTGCGCCCTAAATCCTGGGTAACAATATCTTCAGTCAATAAGTAAGAATGACTTACTAAATTTCTACTAAAAACAGTATTTGTACTTTTTGTAAAGAATGGAATGTTTTTGAAAGTGCCTTGCTGGATTTGATTTCGCCAATTCATATTTTAAACCCCTGGTAAAGCATAGCCTACGTTTACCGCCTTAAGTGCCCCTGAATTATTTTTTTGTACTGTCGCGCCTGCTGGTAGATTTGAAAATGTAACTTCTACCTGGCCAGGAATTGATTTTGTAGCAATATTACTAAAGCTCATATCACCTAAACCGATTGGAACCGCCGCGCGTGATCTATTTAAGCTAGTTTCACCAGATTGGATAGTTTGCAATTTTGGTATAAATGCCAAAACTCCAGTAAGCAAGCCTGCTAGTTTTATTACTAAGCCTATAATAAAACCTATTGTTTTTCCTAAAGCATTTGCAAAAGTAATAGTATCAGCAATATCTAATCCCATCGCTGTAAAAACTTTTTTGGATATGTCGCCAATAATTCTAAAGAATTTTGCTAATGATGAAAATTCAAAACTTGTTCCTCTGAGTCCCTCTTTGATACCCTCAAAAACACCACTAAAAAAAGCTTCTATAGGCTCCCAGTAAGTAACAATTAACGCCGCGCCCGCCGCAAAAGCTAAAACATAAGGGTTTAAGCTTGCAAAAGTTGTCATTAAAGTCCCAATCAAATATAGAATTGGGCCAAGTACTGCAATCAAGCCAGCGAATACTACAATTTTAGTTTTTACTGAATCGCTTAAGCCCTCTACAAAACTAATAGCTTGCTGAAGCAATCCTACAAAGGGTTTGAGCATTTCGTTTATAATTTTTCCAAAAGGCTCTAATAAATCTCCAAAAGCATTTTGTAATTTTTTATATGGATTTACTTCCGCCGCCGCTTCTGCCGCGCCGCCGTATTGTCTTTTTAATTCAGCCAAAATCATTGCTTGCGCTTCTGCAAGTCTTCCAGTAGTCGCTAAGGTTTTTATTACTGAAGTTTGCTCATCTGAAAATTGAATACCAGCTTTTGATAATGCTTTTAGATTTTTAACTGGATCATTTAAAGCTTTTCCTAGTTGTATTGAAGTTGGAATTAATGCTTTTTTTGTTACAGTAGCTACATCTAAAACCGCTTGCTGAGTATCTAATAAATTTTTACCTGTTATATTTGTAAATGTTAAAAGTTGGGTTGTAACATCTCTTAAAACTTCCTCATCACCAAAAAGCGTTTTAAATTGAAGATTGGTTGCTACGTCTGCAAATTGTTTTTCTGTGATCCCTACTTGATCCCCTACTTCCTTAAGTCTAGTCCTAACTTGAGTTATAGCGTCTTCTTGCGCTAAATAGTTTTTTACTGCAAAAGCACCAAGAGCCGCAATCGGAGCCGAAACTTGAAGTGTGAGATCTTGCCCTAGTCTCTGAAACGATTTCCCAATCGTTGAAACTTGTCTTTGCACTTTTGTAAGCATACCGCTGACCTCGTCAATTCCTTTGATTTTTATAAAAAATGGAAATTGATTTTGTGCCATTTATAACCTTTGCAAAAGACCCTTTTTAATATCAAATTTAATTCTAGCCACCGCTCTTTCTCCCCAAAAAACCAGTTGCTTTATAGTCATATTATAAATCTCTTTTGGTGAAATGTAAAATGGATACCCCGCCAAGAGTTCAATCGTTTGATTTATTTCGTCTCGCCGAGGGACTGTTGCAAAAAATACATAACGCCCACCATTATTTTTTTGATGTCGCCGCCTTTGATCTTGCCAAGCCTAATTGAATCAAGCCCGCTCATTTTGGAAGCTAGTTTGCGAATGTTAGCAAAATTCATTTTGGTTAAATCTATAGAATCTAAAATTTCCCAGGTTGGAGCTTGAAGCTCAATCTGAGTATATTTTTCTTGACCAAAGCTTAACGGCCGATCTAGATCAATTACGATACAATCTTTATCAGGATCAAAATTTAGTTCGTAATCCTTATCTTCAAATTTTATTGAGACTGTTTCCATTTATGCACCCTTTATTTTTATTTATTGAATTTCATCAGCTGGATATTTGGAAGTAAACTTAACAGAAATATTTCCCTCTTCAGTTTGTACGTTTCCATCACCAGAAAACCAAGCTTGTCTTAAAACGATTGCTTTGCCGTTGCCTAAAGCTAAGGTTACAGTTACATTTTCAAGATTAACCAAACTTGCTAAATCTACTATTGAAGAGTCTGTAAACTCGCCCTCGATATAAGCCGCTTGATGAGTCTCTTTATAGCCATGGATCCCATCTGCGCCTATAATCTCTTCTCTAAGCGGAGCTCCAAGGTTATAAGTAAAGTTTCCCTTTGCTTCGTAAACTTGCCCATCAATATTAAAACTTAAAATCCCGCCGCGTCTGTGAATTGCCATAATTTACCCTTTTATAGTATGAATCCTAATTTTACCCCTGCTTGCAAGAATTGATTTACCAAGTTTACTGGTAATAAGAAATCTAATCTGTTTGGATTTTGTGGATTTCTTTCTACCACCAGCTCTGCTTTGAATTGATCAAAATCTTCTACTAATGCTAAAGTTTCCCATTCTCTAAATTTAGTTATTGCGTGCGCTTTGCCTACTTTTGGAGTTATAACCGCTTGCCCTGGAGCTATTCTATCAGAATCGTTCGCTAGTTTATGACGCGGGAATTTTAGAGCTAAACTGTTTCTAAAATCGTATCTGATATAGCTCAAAGTCAATAAAGTGTTTACGTCTAAATAGCTAGTATCTGGAGTTCCAGTTGCATTAGTTTTGTAAGTAGTTATCAAACGCTGAATTGTAACTTCGCCAGTTGCGCTAATTGCTACAGTAGAAATTCCATTGTTTAAATGAGATTCATTTTCAGCCGCTGTATTTCTATCTGAAATTTTTGGCGCGATAATTCCATTTAATAACAATGTTTGAAATGGTCTCGCTGGATCATTAACCGCGCTAATCATTACTTTTTTTGCAATCGCCGCCGCAATCACAAAGCCAGGATTTGGAGATCCTTTGATATTTGCGATTGATAGCCATTTTGAATTTTGGCTGTTTCCTACTGTGTTTGCGTTTGCTACTGTATCTGTCAATCCGCTTATGCAAATAGCCTCAATCATTCTTGAAGCTGAACCTCTAGAATCAAGCTCCGTTTCGATTGCGTCCAATGTCGGTGTGTCTGTCCAAGGTGAAATCAAAATATTATAGTGAATGTCGCCCATTGCCGCAAAAGCGTTTGCTAGTGATGGAGCTCCAGTTCCACCAGCCATATTGGTAATAGTCAAAGCCAAACCTGCTGGTGTCGCTTCTGAGCTATAAAAATTAGGAACAATAGAAATTATATTTCCTACTGTGCCTTTGTTTTTAGCCGTTAAATCTGTTTCAAAAGCATTTGTTCCATTTACGGCCGCCGTTACAGGAAGATCGGTTTTTGCGTTGATAGCAGAAACTAAACTAGATGTTATAGCCGTTGCCGTATCGCCTGAGCTGACTGCTACGGATACTTTTTTACCAGCAATATAAATAGTCAAAGTGCCCGCCGCTGTCGCTGGGCCTGTTATAGAAATTTTGCCTGTCGCGTTTACGCCCGCTGGCTCTGTAACCGCAATCGCTGAAAAATCTGTTACTGTCGGATCTGCAAAATAGCTTTGTGCCATGATATGCAAAACGGAGCCCGCTCCAAAAAGTGTTTGCGCTTGCTCTGCTGAAGTTACGCTGTAAATAGTATTTACAGTTGCTGTCCCTGAGTTGGTTTTAAAGCCTAAACCTAATGCTTTGTAAGGTTGCACGCTAGGCCCTGCTATTGCCGCGCTAGAATCAAATTCCACTCTAATAAATGGAATTCTTAGATTTGTAATTTCGTTAAAACTGATAGGCATTTTTATTTTTTCCTTTTGACTTCATTATCATCTAAAATTTTTTCTTCGTCAATAATTTCTATTTCATTATCAAGCAATCTTCTTTGCCAATAAGAATCAAAAATCACAAATTGACCAAGATCTGAAATATTACTTTTTGAAATTGGATCAAAAACTTTTAAATCATTTTTTGGTTTAATTTTTTTTCTATACATAATTTTATTTTACTATAAAAATTTAATTTTGCAAAATAATAAAAACTTGTAGTTATAGCTTTATTTCCAATTACCGCCAATTTTAATTTTTGGAATTCCCTGCCGCCACGTGCCCATTTGTTTTATGTATGGCGTTCCCTGTTTCCAAGTTCCCCCAATTTTTATCCAAATCAAACTATCTGGACTGCTTGTTGATGGATTCCAAAAATTATATTGGTCATCATAATTCACTCCAATATGAGGTGTAAAAGTGGGCGAATTTGTTGGAGTGAGTGAATATAAATTATTTGATAAATCGTTATCTGTATCCCCATACAGTCCACCTAATGGCCAATAAGCTTGCAAATTTTCGCGTCTGATTTGCAATGGTGTGGCGGATAGTTGGTACAAAGAATTAATTTCTGAAGCAGTGAGGGCAAAATTCCAAATTGCCGCCTCTGCGATTTGTCCGGTTAAATAAAGACCAAGAGCACCTGCTTGCCTCCTAGCACCAATCATAAATTGCGTTAAACTTCCTGGAATAGCTGAAACTGTATTAGCTGTGCTTGCCACTCCATTCAAATATGCCACTCTGTTTGTGCTACTGCTGAATACAGCCACGCAATGAGCCCAAGTGTTTGCAGTCATCGCGCCTGTGGTTGTAGCCGATTGTGAGGTTCCTCCCACTGTAGCTGCCGCAACAATATTTCCTGTGGCATTAACTGTGAGCGTAAATCTATCTGATCCAAGTGTTGTTTGAATCGACATGAAAGATTGTGCTGCTGTTGTACTAGTTACTCTCGCCCAGCAAGCCATTGTTATTGGAGCACCAGTGGCGATAGCATTAGTCCGCGATAAGTATTGAGAGCTTGAACCTACAAAATTTCTCGCCATGATTAAGTTTCCACTAAAACCACTCCCACTAATTCAGCATCACCTGGCAAATTATCGGAAGCATCATCACCATATCTATTGATTCGTAAAATAAACATGTCATTTGCGCCCACATTGTCCATGTCCACGCCATTTGTGAAAGTAATTGAAGCATAATCAATTTGTCCCAAAGTAGATGGAGCATTAGCTGTCACTGAATTGAAATCGTAACTATGGGAAAGATCCAAATCATCACCGCCCTCAATCACCTCACGGAAAGCTGCCCTCCATAAAACTGCACCAGCAGTTGAAGATTTTGCCATCCATTTCAAATGAACAGTGACTCCACCCCCGCTGTATTTACCGCTCAATTGGCCGTAAAAATCTAAACATTCACCTTCTGAAGTGCCATCACCAGTGCCATCATCAAAATCATATTTTGGAATTAATTCATTTGGAGTGGAACCGCCAGTTCGAGCTGCTGGTTGCGCAAAAAGAGTTCTTGGCAAATTCACCTTATAAAAAATTCCTACCACATCACCACTAGCCATAATCTCACCTTTCGTCTTTTATATTTAAAAGTTCTTCAATAGAATTAGCATTTTGAATTTGAAGTTTTAATTGATTTGCATTTTCAAAAATATTTTGACGTGTGGTTATAATTGTTTCTAAAATTTGATTTAATTGTTCTTGATTTTCAATAGAAAAAATCTTTCCGTCCACCAAAGATATAGTCTGAGGGAAATTCAAAAATTGATAATTAATACCAATAAAAATATTTTGTAAAATTCTATCAACATCAAAAGAATCAACAAATTTATTATTAGTAATTTCTATTGGAGTTTCTAGTAAAGTGGTTGTTTTTAAATTCACTTGAGATAAAAAATATTCTTTTTGTAA